TTGGGAAGGTCATACTAAGCAGACATTAGATGGAGCTATTTATGCTGACGAAATCAGACAAGCTTTGCTTGATGGTAGGCGCAAGCATGTTCCTCATGATCCAACTAAGCCCGTCTTTACCACATGGGACTTGGGTCATTCTGACAAGACTGCTATTTGGTTCATCCAAAGAGTAGGCTTAGAATTTAATATTATTGATTACTATGAAAACAGACTTAAGAAGTTACCGCACTACATAGAGGTGCTTCAAAAGAAGCCTTACAATTATTCTGTTCACTATCAGCCTCATGACGCTGACAACGAAACTTTAGCTAATAGGTCTATCGCTACTCTGACTAGGAAGGCATTTCCGAACGCTAAAGTTATAGTTGTTCAACGTCCGTCTAAGAAAGTTGTGGGCATTAATGCCGCGCGTACAATTTTTGAATTGTGCAATTTTGATGAGACTAAAACATCTGATGGCTGGCAATGCTTGAGCAGATACGCTTATAAAGTGAATGAGGACACAGGAAGCTTTTCTAGAGAGCCTGACCATGATACGCCTTGGTCGCACGGTTGTTTTACAGCAGACACGAAAATCTTGACGCGAGAAGGTTTAAAAGCTATCAGTACCTTGCCGAAAAATGGAGAGGTACTGACGCAATGGGGTTGGCGTTCGTATGTAAACCCGCAGATGACGCGGAAAAATGCATTACTTGTGGAGGTACGTTTCACAAGCGGGTATACGGTGAAATGTACGCCGGATCATTTATTCTTGACGGCGAAAGGGTGGATATCCGCAGAACGCCTAGAGAAGGGTACGCTGATCCAATCTGGCTTAACGAAACAACACAGTTCTTTAATAATAAAGTTTACAGACTTCATGAAGGAGAGCAATATTTTAAAGCGAATGGTTCCTTACATAGGCATGTTTGGGCGAACGCTTTTGGCCCCATTCCAGAAGGTTGCCACATACACCACAGGGATGAAGTTAAATCTAATTGCTCAATTGAAAATCTTGAATGTTTACCTTGGAAAGAACACTTACAGCTTAGCTGGAAATTGCATCACGGTAGACATGGAACAAAGCCAAGTATTAAAGCTAGAGAGAAAGCAGCAGAATGGCATAAGTCAGATGTTGGTAGAGAGTGGCACAGGCAACATGCCAAAACTAAAAACTTTGGCGGAAACCATCAGAGAAAAATTTTTAACTGTGCTGTCTGCTCTTGGCCTTTTGAAACAACAGATAGGAAACGTAGACGTAGGGGGTGGTGTTCACTTAAATGCAGATATGCTTTGCTTAAGCAGCGTAGATCATCTTGATGAAAAACAAGATGTTTATTGTTTGACTGTTCCTAGTGTGGGAAATTTTTGCTTAGAAAATGGAGCGGTAGTACACAATTGTGACGCATTTCAAACTTTCGCGTTATCTTTAAAAACTGAAGCAGACACTAAGAAGCCTAAGAGCAATGTTGATAGATTACCGATACAGCAGCAGTCGCGCGGATGGATGGGGAGTTTATGATAAAATGCCTTATGACATTGGATTGCTAATTTTTACTTTACTGATTTTAATTTTAATATATTTTGCGTTTGAAGCTACTGTTATGATAAAGCCAATTTGGCATCTAAGTGGAAATTAAACAATATGGCTTGGTCTAGATCATTCTCAACTGCTCCAGCTCCTACAGAAGAAGAAAATGAAATTCTTCTAGAGGCTAAGAAGCGTTTTAAAGCTTGTCAGGATTGGGAAGCAAACGCCCGAATTAATTTTGAGTATGATTACAAATTTGCTAATGCCGATAGCGTCAATATGTACCAATGGGATAATTGGGTTGTTGGCGATAGGATGCAGAATGAAAGGCCCTGCTTAACTATCAATAAAACTCGCCAGCACAATTTACAAATTATAAATGATGGAAAGCAGAATAAGCCGGGAGTTAACATCCGTCCTGTTGGTGATGAAGCCAGCTTTGAAGCAGCTCAAGTGTTTCAGGAAGTTGTTAGGCACATTGAATATAATTCCTGTGCTGAAAACGTTTATGATAACGCTGCTACATATCAGGTTGACGCTGGTTGGGGATACTGGAGAGTAACTGTTGAAAAAATAACAGGTACTTTTGATAAAGAAATATTTATTCGTCGCATTAAAGACCCTCGCTCAGTTTATATGGACCCTAATATAAACGAGGTTGATGGTTCTGACGCTTGGTTTGGTTTTATCTTTGATGATATGCCAAAAGATTTGTATGAAGCTAAACATCCTAAATGGAAAGATGTTGGCAACTCAGCATTTAATGACGATAGCTATCAAGGTTGGTTAACTAAAGATAGCGTCAGGGTATGCGAATATTTTAGAAAAAGTATAGAGCCTGACAAGTTAGTTTATTTTATATTGCCTACAACGGGAGAAGAAATTGGGCCTATCAAATGGTCTAATCTTCCTGCTGATGGAAAGGCTATGTTTAATGAAATCAAAGCACGCGAAAACAATCTCCCTGAGGAAGAAAGAACTTATAAAGAGCAAGACGAATTAAGCGAGCAAATTGAGCATATCAAGATTGCTGGTAATCGCATTGTTGATAGAAAACCTTGGCTTGGTAAATACATCCCTATTGTTCGCTTAGTAGGAACAGAAACAGTCATTGACGGCATATGGGATTGTAAGGGTCATACAAGAGCCTTGCTTGATCCTCAGCGGATTTATAATGTCAATTCCAGCGCCAATGTTGAATTTGGAGCGTTGCAAACTAAGTCCCCAATTACAGCTCCTCAAGCAGCTATAGAAGGTTTTGAAGATTATTATGCTTCAGCAAATAAGAAAAATCATTCTTACTTGCCTTACAATCATGTTGATGAAGATGGAAACCCTGTACCAGCTCCTAGCAGAATGCCTGCTCCTCAGGCTTCTCCTGCATATGTGCAACAGATGGAAATTGCACAGAATGAAATGATGATGGTTTCGGGCCAGTATCAGGCTCAAATGGGAGAAAATGAAAATGCTAAATCTGGCGTAGCTATTAACGCACGTCAGCGCCAAGGTGACAGGGCAACTTATCATTTTATTGACAATCAAGCTATCGCTATTCGCTTTACTGGTAAAATTTTAATTGATCTTATTCCTAAGATTTATGACACTAAGCGAGTTATGCGTATTGAAGCTAAAGACAATACCATAATGAATGTTACTATTGATCCTGAAGCAACAGCGCCTTATGAGAAGAAAGCTGCTGGTGAAGAAGGGGTTAAGGACGATAACAATCAACAAATTGTTGAGGTTATTTTTAATCCTAATGTGGGCAACTACGCTGTTATTTCTGATACCGGACCTAGCTTCGCAACCCGTCGTCAGGAAGCGTTTAACGCCTTAACTCAAATCGCTGCTCAGAATAAAGAGTTCATGGGCATTGCTGGTGATATTCTATGGAAGGTTGCGGACTTCCCTGAAGCTCAAGTGTTGGCTCAGCGTTGGCGCAAAATTATTCCAAAGAATATTACAGGGGATGAAATGGACCCCAATATTGAGCAGGCTATGACTGAAGCTGCAAATAAGATTGAGCAGCAGTTAGGCATTATTGCTCAGCAGCAAAAAGAGTTGGCTGATAAGGATAGGGAACTGTCAATTAAGGAACGTAATCAATCGCTCAATGAAACTAAGACAGCAGTATCTGAAATCAGAGAAGATTTTAGAGCGTTGACTGATAGAATTACAGCTATCGGTAATTCTGGTCCTGCCTTCTCTGCTGAGCAGATTGCGCCGCTTATCAAGCAAGCGGTTTTAGAGGCTCTACAGGCTGGAGGGCCGGGTGCTGATACGCCTGAGGAGCTTAGGGGGCTACATGAGGGAGGGACGCCAGTAGGCGTACCAGCGCCAGCCGCTGAGGCTCCTGAGGGGGATGAGGACGCTAACGGAAACGGGATACCGGATTCGCTCGAAGGTGTACCCGGTAGTCGTCAAGCTGCTGATGGAAAGCACTATGTAAAAGGCCGTAATGGCTATATGGAAGTTTCACCATTAGATGCTGAGCCTGCTGGAAATGCCTAACTTATCTGACTTAACTGATTATGATCCTCAGAGCGTAATTCCTGAAGCTGATGGAATTAGGCGAGTGTATATTACTGGTAATTCTAGCTTGCCAGTAGACAATACTGTTGTTAATGGTGCTCCTGAGGCTGTTGTAGAAATTCCTGTCAGCCAACCATCCAAAACTAGTAGATTGGTTGACAGTGTTATTAACAAGCTGTTTCGTGATGACGATCAAAGGTATCAGTTGTGGCCTGAGAAGGTAGTTAGAGAGGCTTTAACTGGTGCCAATGCGGTAATGAAAGAAGGCTCTAATTTGGGCTTGCGTAGAGAGGATGTTACGGATATACCAGCTCCTAGCATGCCCACAAAAGATAGCACATGGCTAGGTGAAAAGTTAGGAATAGCTCCAGTATACGCTACTCCTCAAGATAGCATTATTGAAAAGGCGCAAGCTATATCTGCATTAGCTGGTACTGGTGGTTTGGCTGGTACTGAGAGTGGGGCTGTATTAAACGCTACTCCCTCATTACGTCCTGCTTTAAAATATAAAGACCGTCTTTACAAGGGTAAGGAAGGTCAGCAGCATATGGATGTAATACCGCAAAACTTATACCCTGAGTTTCAAAAGATGGCTATGTCTGGTGAAGATATAAGCCATTACAACTTTGGCTTTGTTAATGATAAAGGGCACTTTCTAAGTAGAGAAGATGCTTTGAAATACGGCATTGACAATGGTTTAATTGATCCTCAGGCGGGCAAGTATGGGGCGTTAACTAGTACGTTGATGGCTGATAGCAGTAAGCCGGGTACGGCTATTGAAGCTGTTGCTAAGACTAACCCATTTAATACTGATGTTTTTCATGGTACAACCAACAACGCTTTAACTGAATTAAAAGCCACAAGAGCTTCTAAAAAAGAACAAATGGGTTTAAAAGGTGTTCATGTTGCTGAGGACCCTGCTTTTGCGTCTATATACGCAGGAGAAACTGGAAATGTGATGCCTCTTAAAGCTCAGCTAGGTAAGATGTTAGATAGTACTAAACCTGTAGTAGAAGGTTCTTCAGAAGCTGCCTTTTTAGAAGATTTACTGAAAGGTACTGGCCGCAAACCCATGTATATGGAAGGCGTTAATAAAGGTGATCCTAAAGTAGCTCCTCCGTTGCATACATATATAGATAGCGTAGGACCAAATAAAGCTGAAAAGGTTTTAAATAAACACGGTTATGATAGTGTTAAATATCAAGCTAAATACGGTAGCTTGGGTGTCGGTGGAAAAGGCATGAATGTTTCTGCTGAAAGTCCTTCATATTTAATTCGTGAGCCTTCAAAACTTCGCTCTAAATTTGCTCAATTTGATCCTGATAATTTTGGTAAAAATGGGTTGCTACTAGCAGATAGCTCAAAAGAAGGAGCAGCTTTGCAAGCTAACAAACCAACCTTCTACTCAGCAGTAGAGCATAATGTTAATGCTATTCCTCAGTCTAAAATGACTGGTGAGCAATGGTTAGGTACGCTTAGCAATAAGCCGGGAGTTAAAGGTGAAGAATTAGACTGGACAGGGCTTAAGAGCTTCCTAGAGGAGAACAAAGGTAATCCTGTTACTAAGGAACAAATACAGGAGCATTTGGCTAGTAATAAGGTGGAGTTGAAGGAAGTTGTCAGAGATCAAACTCCGGCAGTCT